GCCTAACACCACACCCCCAACAATGTTAAGCACACCTAACACCATAGGCGCGACTCTCCCGACCGTCACACCTCCGACGAACAGGTGTTCGGTAGGCCAGCGAACAAGTGTTCGCAATACGTATAGGGGGGTACAGGTGTTCGGGAGAACAGGTGTTCGTGACGACCCTCCCCCCGACCGAACAAAAGTTCGTAAGGCAAGGGGGTAGGGGAACAGATGTACGAACCGGTGGTCTGCCGAGCTACACCCACGGTATATATATATATTACCCTTTATCGGGATGTGTGGTTTTTACTGTTCACGGAGGGTGGTGGTTTGGTGTGTTTTGTCACTGTGGGTGGGGTGTATGTTTATGCAGCAGAGTGCATGATGGTCTGTAGGGTTTTTCCCCCCACTATTTGAAACGCATGTGTGCTTGTTTCTGGGAGCCGGTCAATGTTTGGGTGGACAACCTTTTGCCTTGTACGTTGGTGCGCTGATCGACTGTCTCGTTGGATAGTCGTCTACCCACCTTTCGGTGTGTCATCCTCGGCCAGGTTCAGCTGCTGGTGGGTCTGGTGAACCCTGACGGTTCTGTCCCCAAATGGGGTGTTGGGTTTGGTTTCATTATAGCATTTTTATAGGCAGTTGGGGCATTTTGTGACGGTGTTGTCGGGTAAAAATATCCAGCTGTTTCGGCAGTCGGGGTTGTTGCATGGTTCGGTGGGTTTGGGTTGTTCGGGTTCTTTTTGCTCTAAAGGTTGGTTGGGTTCGTCGAGGTATCGTTCTTGGTTGAGCCAGGTGATTGGGTGGGCGGTGTATTGTGGGTCTTCGTTTTTGCGTCGGAGTGCATAGATGTGGGCTGCGCTAATAACAATTTGTGGGTCTACGGTTAGGGCTATCCGGTTGAATTTCTTTTTGCATACTCCTTTGCCTTCTTTGCGTGGGTAGATCGCCCAGAACTCATCAAATTCCAAATCGAATGATTTGGATGAGAGAGGTTCTTTTGGTTTCTTCTTGGGTTCTATTGGGTTAGTGCTACCTGTGGTAGCGGGTGGTGTAACGTCAGGTAGCGGGTGGTGTAACGTGACGTTACGGGTGGTGCTACCTACGGTTACGGGCTGTGGATAACCTGGGGGTGTGGTTCGGGACTCATAGATAACCGGTGCATCAACAAAAACGAACCTGTACAAATTCGTTCCTCCTGGGCGTTCTTTCTCTAACACCAAAAATCCATCTGCGACGATTTTGCTTACAGCAAAAGAGGCGGTCTTTCGGGCCACCCGACTTTTGTTTGCGAGTTTCGCTATGGACATCCAGAACGTGTTGTGGTTCTGATCGTTCACGCTGTCAGCTATTGCTAGATGGATTGCGAACTCTGCGCCTGTGTAAGGGGAGTGTCGATACACGTACCCCATTGCTTCCATGCTCATAACATCTTCTTTCTCTCTGTTGTAAATGTATCACACATTTGGTGTGTTGGTGCGCTATACTATTTCTTGTCGACTTGTACTCTCTCTCCGAGTTGACCCCCATAGCGAACCCCTGACCAGCTTCCCCCCTTTCACTGGTCAGGGGTCTCGTTGGGTATATGATCGGTAGACGATGACTGGCAATAAAAATAGTGGGCGAAAGTTTATTACTCCTGAAGACAAGATCAGGTTTTGGGAAGCTCGTGCCGCCGGCATAACTATCAAGGAAGCCTGCAAAATTGCGGGTATTCATTACAACACTGGTCAAGAGTGGGATAGTAAACGCCGTAAGATGCAGGCAGAGTTGCAGGCCGCTAACCTTGAAGTCAAAGTCTCAGGGGTTAAAGCGCACCGTAACGGTGACAAAGTTGCTGAATTGCGGGCGACAATAGATCAGACCGCAGAGTTACCTCCTGTTATCCCGTATGCCCGTCTTGGTGAGAGGGCTAAACAGGGGTGGGATGATTTTGAGTATTTCCGTCGAGTGTATTTGGGGCGTGTTTCGTCACCGTGGCAGGTAGAAGCCGCTTTACGGATCGTGGAATATTTGGAATCTGAAGAAAAAGAATTCCTAGTCCTGAACTGTCCCCCAGGTGCAGGTAAATCTACCCTGTTCCATGACGTTGCCGTGTGGTGCATTGTTCGTAACCGGTCTATCCGTGTGCTGATTGGGTCTATTTCGCAGACGCTAGCCAAAATGTATTCTCGTCGTATCCGTGAAACCCTTGAACGACCCACCCGTCTTATTGCTGACCCTGAACTGGTACGCAAAGGGTTAGCGGTTGATGCTGAGGGCTGTTTGTCGCACGATTACGGTAGGTTCAAACCGACCGCTAGCGGTTCATTGTGGCGAGCCGAAGAATTCATTGTTGAACAACTCAACATTGGTATGCTCGAAAACAAAGAACCGACCGTTTCGGCTTACGGTATTGACTCAGAGTTCATTGGCCATCGTGCCGATCTCTGTCTGTTTGATGACGTGTCGTCTACGGAGAACGCTAAAGAGTCAACTTCTCGTGACCGCCTGCTGGAACGATGGGATTCGATGGCTGAAGCCCGTTGCGATCCAGGCGGGCTGGTTGCTGTGATCGGTCAGCGGTTAGGCCCAGGCGACTTGTACGCCCACTGCCTCAATAAGATCACATATGACGATATCGATGACGATGATGATGCTTCCGGTGAGGATGCGACGGTTGAAGAACAGTTCAAAGAACCTGTCAAGAAACAGAAATATCATCACATCATTTATAAGGCGTATTACGAAGAATTAGACACGGGTATTAAGTCTCGTTCTAAGAAAGCGTTACCGTGGCCGAACGGCCCACTGCTTGATCCGGTGCGTCTGCCGTGGAAAGACCTGTCGTTTATCAAATACAACCAGCCTTCCAAGTTTCGGGTGGTGTATCAGCAAGAAGATATCGATTTGGACTACCAGTTGGTTGAACGCACCATGTTGACTGGCGGTACTGGTGTTGACGGGGTGCAATATCCTGGTTGTTTGGACAGGGAACGCCACCCTGGAAACATTCAACGGGGTTTATCTGCCCCGTGGGTGTCTATTATTTCTGTTGACCCGTCACCTTCACAGTTCTGGGGTGTCATTTGGACTATTGTGCAACCTGACCTGGGGTTATACCATGTTGTTGACATTGAAAGAGTTAAATTGACTGCCGAAGAACTGTTGGGTTGGCAGATGGCGACGGGTGAGTACAGCGGTATTCTTGAAGATTGGGTGTGGCGAGCCGCCGAAATGGGTTATCCGGTGACTCATATCATTGTTGAGGTTAATGCTGCCCAGCGTTTCTTGTTGGCACACGATTTTGTGCGTCGCTGGCAGGCTTCTCGTGGGGTGAATATCATTCCTCATACGACTAGCCGTAACAAACTTGACGAGAATCTTGGTTTGGAAGCTTTGATTCCTCCGGTTGTGCGTTCGGGTTCGTTGCGGTTGCCTACTTTGTCGGGTAACTGGAAAACTTTGGCTTTGGTCGAGGAGTTATGTTCGTGGACTAAGGATAAGAAGAAGGGTACTGACCTTGCAATGTCGTTATGGTTTACACTTCTTCATGCGCCACGGTTGTCTGCGCCTCGTTTGCCTCCTCAAAAGTGGAGACCTTCGTGGTTGTGACAAGTTTTTGTGGTATATTTAGTTCAATTCAATTAAGGAGAAAAAATGCCTCCTGGCAACGATAAAGAAATGCAAATCCAGAAAGCATTACGAGAGCTTAAAAAGCAAGAATTTTTTGATGGTTATAAAGCTTCAGATATTCGTAAAATGAAATCTGCACAGCAACTTATCAACGAAGGTTTAGATGCTGTTGAACACGATCAATACCGTTTTAGTGTTGGTGTGGTTAATACTGCTATTCGTCGACTTGCTGTTCAAACATATAATCAAAATCAACCTAAACTAAATTCAACAACCCGAAAGAAGAAAGCATAATGGCCGCTAAAAAAGTAAGTTCATCTACCCCTGTTGACCAAGCGATTGCCGCTATCAAGCGTCGCTATCCTGGTACTGTTTTGGGTGAGTTCAAAGGTGTCCGGTCAACAACTCAGGCTGTTCAACAGTTCCAAGATGTTGTTGCTGAATCTGCTTTGACTGACAAGTTCAATAACCGTACTTTGATGGCTGCTGCCGCTAAGGTTGCTACTCAGCGTTTTGCTGCTTATGGTGGTGGCAGTGAGGATGCTCGTAAAATGCGTGCAGCTGGTAAGCCTGCTGCCGCTAAAATGGCAACCAAGAAAATGAAGTAACAAACTTTATGAAAGATGCAAAATCACGTGGCGGTTCAAAATCTAATCGTTTTGATGAAGAAGTTGCTGTTCTAGTCAAATACGGTGTTGCAAAATCACAAGCAATACAGATCGTTAACGGTCGAGCAGAACTTTTGATGCGACAGGGTTTGACTGGTAAGCCAAGCGCAACCGTTAAAAGTGAAGGCAACCGCACTGGTGGCGGTGGCCGTTCAGCTTCTACTCTTAAAAATGTAAACCCAAAGAAGTAACAAATAACACATGCGATCAATTGAAGAAATAGTTGCACTGTACAACCATCGTCGTCGCTCGCTCGGCCCTGTTCATCAACAGATGCAACGAGTACGAGAACTAGCCAACGGCGACATTGTTGTACCTCTCAACGAGTTAGATCGCAACGCCAAATCTTCTGTTGCTAACCTGCTTGTTCAAGGTTTAGATCAGATGTCAATGCGAATATCGTCAACGATGCCCGCACCATACTTCCCACCATTCAGGGAAGGTTCAGAACGATCCAAAGAAATGGCAAACCTACGCAAAAAAGCGATGCTGTCCATTTGGGATCAGAACCGTATGAACATGAAAATGCGTCGACGTGCCAGACACTTCCTCGCATACGCTTCAGCACCAGTGATCCTGAAGCCTGACTTCAAAACACTTACCCCAAAGTGGCATGTTCGTAACCCGTTAGATACTTTCCCTTGCCCATCAGACGATCCGGACAACCCTGTCCCATACGACTGCATTTTCACTTACCGCAAACCGTATTCGTGGCTAGTGATGAACTACGGCAACCTCGTTGACGGTCGTCTGCGTTTAGGTCAAGTTGAATACGACACCATGTTCACCATCATTGAATACATTGACGAACACGAACTTGTACTCGGTGTTATCGGTGCTGAAGACAACCCGCAACTCACACAATACGAACGATCAGGTTTAGATTTCATTGAACTAGAACGCATCATCAACCGTACCGGTATGCCGTTATGTGTCGTTCCGCAACGCATCACTCTTGACCGCCCTCACGGACAGTTCGATGGTCTTATGGGAATGTTCTATACACGAGCAAGACTGCAAGCTCTCACCGAAATTGCTATTGAACGAGGCATTTTCCCTGACGAATATTTGGTTGCCCGCCCAGGCGAAAACCCCGAAATCTTGCAAGTCGCTGACGGTAAAACAGGATTGCTCGGTGTTGTCAAGGGTGGCGACCTACAAATTCAGCAAGTCAACCCTGGATATAAAACTGATACTGCGCTTGACCGTTTGGAACGCCAAGAACGACTTGAAGGTTCTATCCCCGCAGAGTTCGGTGGAGAATCAGGAACAAACATTCGTACAGGTCGGCGTGGAGAAAACGTGCTTTCTGCTACTGTTGACTTCCGTGTTCAGGAAGCACAAGAAGTGTTCGCTACTTCTATTCTTGAAGAAGACAAGATCGCTATTGCTATCGAGAAGTCGTATTGGGGCGACACACCTAAAATGTTTTTCCTTCCAGGTAAAGCAACTGTCGGCAAAGTTGATTACACACCAAACAAAATTTGGGAAACAGACTTTCACTATGTTGCATATTCGGCGGCAGGTTCAGATGTCAACAACCTGATTGTCGGTTTAGGTCAGCGTGTCGGTACAGGATTGATGTCTAAGGAATCTGCTCGTGAAGCCGATCCGCTTATCAGCGATCCCGATATGGAACATGACCGCATTATCGGTGAAGGTGTCGAAGCAGCTTTGCTGTCATCAATTCAGCAGCAGGCCGCCAGCCCGCAGTCACCGTATCAACCTGCCGATCTCGCATCGTTGGTCAAAAAGGTTTTGGTGGAAAACAAATCGTTGTTTGACGCTGTATCTGAAGTTGATTCCGCAGCTAAAGAACGTCAGGCCGCTGAAGCACCGCAGGGCGCACCTGAAACTATGCCAGGTCTTGCACCTCCAGGTATGGGGGCTGAACAACCTGTTGCTCCACCGGAAGGCGCACAGGGTCAACCTGATATCCAGTCGTTACTTGCTCAATTGGGGGGCTAAATGGTCGATTATCCGAATCGTTCAGATTTGCGTAATCCTGCAACTAAAAAGGTTGCGTTTACGGGACAAACTTATGGGCAGGCTTCACAGCAGGCTGCTTCTCAGCAATCGGTGTCTCCTGGTTCTGCGCCGGCTGATGTTCAGGCACAGCAGGTTGTTCGACCTGTTCCTGGCGCACAGTCTTTGACTCGCCCTACTGAACGACCTGGTGAACCTGTTACTGCTGGTGCTGATATTGGTGCTGGCCCTAACGCTATGCAAGCAGGGTTAACTAAACCGATTATGCCACAAGACGATACTTTGACTCGTTTACGAGCTTTGTACAGCATGTTCCCTAATGATGATCTTGCCAACATGATTTCTAAATATGAAAGCCGTGGTCGTTGATGTCCTTGTACCAAAGGTATACATCAAAAGAAGAAACACAAATTTTGTCGGATATGGCAGCCGAAGATCAACGTGTCTTTTCTTATCGATCACAAGCCACCCCGCAGTTAGCTCGCATTACTGGTGACTTATATCGTCAGTATCCAGCAGCAAATGTTGGGTTGATTGAAGCGCAAGCTCGTGGTGTTGCTGCCGGTCTTGCTTCTGTTGAGCAAGCACAAAATTTGTTGTCTGAATCTATTAAATGGGATGCTAAAGCTTTACCTGAAGAATGGTATGGCCCTCGCCCAAATCAATATGGGATTACACGTGTAGGTGCTACACCTGCAAGCACTAACGATAATAGTGAGGAAGATAAAGGTGTATGGCAGGAAACTATTTATCCTGCAATTAAAACGGGGTCTCGTTGGGTAAACGCAGCTTTACAAACGACAAACGATCTTGCTCAAAGTGTGGCTGGACAAATCGTTGGTATTCAAGGTTTTGGTGTTGAAAATCAAGCAGCATTTTCTGACGGATGGTTTATCTCAACAAGTCTTGGTTCAATGATCGCCAATAGCGGTGATTCTGGCGAAGGCTGGTTTATGGGTGGTAAAGCTTTCCAACTTCAAGCGGAACGTGCGCGACGTTATCGAGGCGAAATAGATGGTCATGCTTTCACTATTGGTAGATTGTTAACACAAAACATTTTTCAACCACAAGCAGATGATCTTGCTGTAGAAGTTGGTTTGAAACAAATAGCAGAAAACATTATTTCAGGAACTATTGATGCTTATGTAGCCATGAAAGTTCCTGCCGTACCTGGTTTCAAACTTGCCACTAAAGGTGTCACAGCACTTGAAGAACTTGGTGGGTTAAAAGTATTCCGTGGTTTAACAGACTTTGAATCAGCCGCAATTGTTCCAGAAAAAATTGGTAAATGGCTTGACACACGAACTGGTCAAAAAGTTGTTGATGTTTTAGCCACAAAAGTAAACACTGTCAGCCAAGCAATTCACATGTTTCCTAACGCCAACGGAAAATTTTGGGAGAACGTTGTAAACATTGATAACGCTACCGATATGCGTAAGTTTCTTGCTGAAGCAATTGGCGAAGGAAACGTTGCTCTAGGTAAAGCTCCACGGTCAATGAACGATTTTAATATGACCAGTTGGTCTGACATGAAGTATCGTGCCACACAAGGTAACAATTGGTTAAGCAAAGTTTATTCAAGTTTGGGTGCTAAAAACTTTGGTGACGAAGTAGTTGTTTCTTTATATTCTGATCGTGATGCCGCTAATTCTATTCTTGCTATTGATTCGTATATGCGTCGAGCAAGAGTTGACCCAGCTGATAGAGACAAACTATTAAAAGAATTTTTGAACGCATACAATAATTCACCTGGCGAACTTCGTGGTGCGTCTACAAAGTTAAATAAAATATTAGAAAAGTCTTTGATTTCATACGGTGGAGATAATCAAGTTGTCAAAGCAATGCTTGACGGTCTAAGAAAATTTCAGACAAGCCCGTTGTATGCAATTGTAAATGATTTTAATCAACCTAATAATTTAGGTGTAAAAATGTTCCAACCTGATGGATCAATTATTGATTTACCGTTGGCAACAGCAGCTATTCGATCAGAAATTATGCGTAACTCGTTAATTTTGCCTGATGCTCGACGTGTTCGACGTATCGTCAGCGAATTCGGTTGGATTACAGGTAGAACAACTTTGATGGACACGATGCAACAGGGAAACCCTCGTTTGCCATTGGTGGCCGTTGAATATTTGCAAAACCAAGTTTGGCGACCATTCACTCTTTTAACAGGTGGATACGTTCTTCGTAACTTGACCGACTCAACATTACGTCATGTGTTAGCAGCAGACCTTAACCGTGGCGTATTCCATCCTCTTGAATTTATGCAAATAGCAATGTTCAAAAAAATGGGTGGAGACATTGAAGGTATTACTTTTGATGATGCACAAGATGTTATTTTGCGTACTCAAAAAGAATACGCACAAGCTATTAACGCTCAGATGAGAGAAAACTTTGATCCGCTTCTTCGTGCAAAACAAGAAACACAGACCGGCGCATGGCGGGCAGTTAACGCATCTTATGGTGAAGATTTTATTCGTGGTGTTGCTGACGAGACACATTTGTTAGCTAACGATGATCTTGTTAGGAGAGTTGCTGCTGGTGATGACACTGACGACATTTTGATCTGGCTTGAAACAGACCCAAATGGTCAACAACATATGCGTGATATCCAGGGTATGTGGCGTGAGGTCTATCAATCTGATGTTAACGGTGTCCCAGGAAAAGTAACAGTAGATTTGCATGTCCCAGGTCAAGCCATGACACCTCAACAAAAAGAGAACTGGGTTCGCTACATTGACGATTACATACGGCCTCGTATTGATGACACTGTTGGCAAAGACGTTAATTTACGGAACATTATTAAAGATGGTACATTTGTTGACGCTAACGGTAATGTAGTTCAAGCTTTCCAAAAAACTAAAGGTGGAGCGTTTATTGGTTTTACAGACGAATTCTTTGATGAAATTCGTCGAGTAGTAGGAACACCAAATAACGGATTAAAAGAAACTTATAAACAACGTGTTCATATGGATGCTAGTAATTTGCGTGGCAAAGGCGCAAACATGACAGCAGAACAACGTCAACTAATGGACTCAAAAAACCAAGTTGTTCGCCGTTTCTTCTCAGAGTTATACCCCAAGCGTGAAGCATGGTTAAACCGTTCACCTGCGTTCCGAAAGTTTTATTACAACTCAATCAATAATTATTTGCATTTACTTGCCCCAGGCGAAGCAGATAATATTATTCGTGCAGTACAACAATCTGCTAAAGATGCCAATGTTGTTTACGACACAAAATTTTTGTTCAAATGGGTTGGAAGTGAAAAATTAGGTCAACGCATTTTAGACATGGCTTCAGGAAAAATTAAATCTACAGGCCAACGTACACACACAGAAATCAGTGCGCTTGCTAAAGGTTATGCTTTAGATTCGACAGAAGAACTGTTTTATAACGCCGCAGCCAAATCAGACTTTGCTGATGTGTTCCGTATCATTACACCATTTGGTTCTGCATGGGCTGAAGTAATGAAATCGTGGACAAAACTTTTGGCTACTAACCCTGAGAACTTAGCCAAAGTTGAAAAATCTGTTATGGCCTTACAAGAAGGTGACCCAGACGGTGACGGTAAAGGTTTCTTTTGGAAAGACCCTCAATCCGGTGAATATATGTTTAACTATCCGTTCTCAAAACAGTTAGGCCCATTTGTTGCGGGTTACGGTGGAGCTGTTGTCGGTGGCATTTTGGGTGGGGCTAAAGGTGCTATAGCCGGCGGTCTTACTGGTTTAGGTATTGGTGGTGTTGCACAAAAAATTATTGGGCCAGACATCAACCCTGTTTTTTCTGCTCCAGCAAAATCGTTGAACATGGGTTTGCAAGTTCTTCCTGGTTTCGGGCCTGTCATGCAACTTGCAGCATCAAAATTGATTCCCAATATGCCTCAAACGGACTGGATTAGAAAATTCATTTCACCATATGGCGCACCGGAACTGAATGTTATTGCGTTACCTTCATGGTCTTCAAAACTTATTGATGCGTTATCTGATCCTAAGCAAGCACGTTTACTTGGTGATCTGCAAATGGATGTTATGAAAACTTTGGCTACCGCACGAGACAGTGAAGGTAATCTTAAATATGATTTGACTGATCCTAAAGGTCGTCAAGATTTAGAAAATGATGCAATTATGAAAGCGCGAACACTTCTTGTTTTACGTGCTATGGGTCAATTTGTTGGGCCTTCACGACCTGATGTGGATTTCACTTTAGAAACTGAAGCCGGCGATGTTTTTGCTTCTGAGGTTTCAAAAGCGTGGAATGATATGCGAGCAGAAAATTATGATACTGCTGTAGAAACATTTGTAAATACTTTTGGTGAAGATTTCTTTTTGTATATGCAAGGTAAGACACAAACAGATTTGTACGGTCTTGAAGCGTCAAAAGATTTTGGTCGATGGGAACGACAAAACACAGATTTCTTTGGTCGACATAAACAAGTTGCTGGCTTCTTTGCTGATATGGGTTCAGATTTTGATTATCAAGTTTATTTGCGTCAACTAGAACTTGGTTACCGTGAACGCATACCGGCTGATGAACTTGTTTCTTTGGCACAAGAAACTGTTGGTAAAGCTTTATATCGTCATGCTGTTAATAAGGTTGGCCCAAAACCTAATGATGAACAAAAACTTTGGCTTTCTGAACAAAAAGCAGCGATTTCAGAGTTGTACCCTGGTTACGCTACTGCTCCGATGAGTGTTAATGATTTTAAGCGTCAAATTATTTGGTTGACAGAAGCGTCTTCTGATTCTGCGATGGATGGCAACCCTGTTGCTGAAGCTACACGTTTCTATTTGGAGCAACGTGATGCTGCTATTCAATTGTCTATTGATCGTGGTAGTGGTACTGGCAAGTCGTTAGATGGTAAAAATGATGCTGATTTGCGGGACTCTTTGAACACTATCGGTATGGCTTTAATTGAAAAGTATCCTGAGTTTGCTCGTTTGTGGGATCGTGTGTTCTTTAATGAAGTTGATCCAGGTAAGGAAGGATAATTATGGCTACTAAAAAAATTCAAACTGTTACAATTCCCGATCCTAAACCTGGTGAAAATAGTGCGTCGTATTTTAATCGAATAATGAAACTGCGACCTAAATCTACTGATTATGGGCCAGCAGCATACAATGTTTTTGTATCAGAACAAATGGCTTTTACCCGTCTTGCAACAGAAAAGTTGTCTAGATTTTTTCCTGCCGAATACGATCAATACGTTCAGGAAGGTATTGCTTTTCAAGAAGGTTATGCCGCTGCCCGTGGAGCTGCTACACCTTCTACTAGCACCCCTCCTACTACAAGGCCGCCTGTAACTACTCCTCCTACTACAAGACCTCCTTCTACTAGCACTCCTCCTACTACTACGAGACCACCGACAGGTACTATGCCACCGACTACTACACCACCGACGACTCGACCGACTAGCACTACTGTTCCTCCGACTACTGTTCCTCCGACTACCACTCCTCCGACTACCACTCCAAATACGGGGACTACAGTTCCTACAATTAGTGGGATTTACGGTGCAGTAGCACCGACCGGCGGCACAACTACTGACGCAACAGATGCCCCACCGTATCTTCCACCACCACGATACGCAAAAGACGAAAACGGGAAGTGGATTGTCTATGATGGGCCAGGTCTTGTAACACTTGATGGAAAAATTAGTGAAGTTTATTACGATGTAACTAACGATCCAGGCATCATTTATGCGGGCATGACTCCAGCGGAAAGACTTGACGTATTAAGTAAATTAAATGATTCAGGTTTTTACACTGCTGGAAATATTGGTAATTATGCAAGTGACCTAAATGCTATTTCTGCTTGGCTTGAATACTCTAACAACGCTGGTGTTGATCGAGAAGCAGCTTTAGGTCAGATTGTTTCTAGTGGGGCGACAATGCCCAAAACAGGGACTGGTGGTACACCTCGTACATATAAGACATCTAATACTGATGATCTTAAAGTGATGGCTAAAAAGATTTCGCAGGACACTCTTGGTCGTATGATGTCGGATGAAGAATTAAGTCGATTTGTTTCTTCGTATCAACAATCAGAAATTGATTATCAGAAATCAAAATATGCTGGTGCAACAACAGAAGATATGCAACCAGCCGATATTGCTGCACAACAGTTTTCCCAAGAGTTAGCACCTACTGAGGCTAACGCATACAAATATTTGGGTTATGTAGATCAGTTCTTTAACTCTATTGGAGGTTTGTGATGAGTAATGTTCCTGATCTATCTGGTGTAGATTTTGAAGGTCTTGGCCGTTTGATGAAAGCTAATGGTATGGAAGTACCTGTTGATTGGGAAGCGGCTGCTAAAGAACAGTACGGTGGTTATTTCGCTATTATCCAGTCTGTACCTGAAGTTGGTATTCTTCTTAAAAATGCTACGTCACAAGGTTGGTCAAAAGCAAAGTTTGATTACGAGTTAAAGCAGACATCTTGGTATAAAAGTAATTCTGCTTCGGCACGAACATGGGATACAAATAAGCAACTTGATCCTGCTTCTGCACAACAACAAATAGATTCGCAATCTCAATCCATTCGTTCAATGGCCTCTAATTTGGGTGTTTTTCTTGATGATGTTACAATTTCAAAACTTGCTGAAAACAGTCTTCGAGGTGGATGGAACGAAACTGTTTTGCAGAACTCCGTAGGTGCTGAAGCAGTTAAAAGTTCTTCAGGTAAATCACAATTAAGCACAGGATATTTCGGTCAGCAAATCAAAAATATTGCTGCTGATTACGGTTTACAACTATCTGAAACTACTTTTGACCAATGGATCAATAAGGTTGCTGTTGGGCAAGAAAATGTGCAATCGTTTAAGCAGTACGCATTGAATACTGCTAAAGCATTGTTCCCTGGTATTTCCACACAGTTGGATCAGGGTTTAACATTTGGGCAGATCACTGACCCGTATAAGCAGACAGCTGCTCGAACATTAGAAATCAACCCTGAAACCATTGACTTCACTGATCCACGATGGTCTAAAGCAATCACTTTTAGCACAGATAAAGGTGAACAACGCCCCATGAATTTTAACGAGTGGGGCAACTATCTTCGATCAGAACGATCATTGGGTTACGAATACACTAATGAGGCTCGTTCACGGGCATACCAAGTCACATCCGGTTTAGCTAACATTTTTGGAAAGATATGATATGAGCGATACAGGCGCACCTCAGTCGGCATATGCCATCATTGGGCAAGACCTAGAACGTTACGGTTTGGGTAGCCTCACACAGTTCGTGAACGATCTTGTGTTCAAAGAGAACGTGTTAGATGAGAACATTATTCGTGGTCGTATGCGTGAAACTGAGCAGTACCGGACACGGTTCGCTGGCAATGAGACTCGACGCAAAGCAGGGTTCAACGTTCTTTCTGAGAACGAATACTTGTATTTGGAGAACGCTTACCGTCAACAGTTACGTTCGGCTGGTATGCCCCCAGGTTTCTATGACAGCAGTGAAGATTTTAATGCCATGATCGGTGGAGATGTTTCTGTAGCGGAACTTGCTACACGAGTCAATCAGGGTTATGAGGCAGTGAAGAACGCTGATCCGCAGGTCATCCAAGAGATGCAACGGTTGTACGGTGTGACTGACAGCCAGTTAGCCGCTTATTTCCTTGACCCTACGAAAGCTGCACCTATGCTTGTTGAGCAGGCTAAGTCTGCCCAGATCGCTTCTGAGGCTACCAGGCAGGCAGGATTGGCTATTACAGCCCAACAGGGAGAGCAGTTGGCACAGGCAGGGATCAATGCGGAGCAGGCTCGACAAGGGTTCGCTACGCTCGGTCAGGCACAAGAACTGTTCAACCCTCTTGCCGGCGAACAAGGTCAAGGTATGACTCAGCAGGAGCAGATCGGGGCAGTGTTCTCTACTGACGCTGCGGCTGCTCAACGCCTTCGTAAGAAGCAAGCGGAACGAACCGCAGTCTTCCAGGGTGGCGGTAGTTTCGCTGGGCAAGGTCAAGGACAAACTGCTTTAGCGTAGGTACTTGCATAACACAAATAATGTGCTACACTTAATCCGATGCCAATAGGCAGGAACACCTTAACGGGTTGTAAGCAGCGAACCGCCATGCCTCCGTGGTGGTTCTGGGCAAAGGAGTGTACATATGGACAGCGACATCGAATTCGATGAACAAGAAACAGGCCGAAATCCTCTGCGTGATCGCATGAAGCAGCTTGAATCGGAAAACGCAGCACTGAAGGTAAGGGCCGACGAAGCCTCTAACGCCGCACGTGAACTAGCTTTCGTAAGAGCAGGAGTTGATTCTGCCGATCCGTTGGCCAAGTATTTCGTGAAGGCTTATGACGGTGAACTTTCCCCTGATGCTATTAGAGCCGCTGCTATCGAAGCGAGACTCATCCAAGATACTAAGGCTGCACAGGTAGCGCAGGAAGCTAAAGGTTGGGACAGAACCAACCAGGCCGCTTCCGGTAACACTGTTGGTGAAGCCCCTGTGGATATGGTGACTCGGATCAGTAAGGCTACTAGCCAAGCTGAGATTGAGATGTTGCTGGAAGAAGTAAGGTCTCTCCAACAAAACTAGCCCCGAAAGGCAAATCTCATGGCTTATACCCAGACATCCTCCCTATCAGTTGACCAGGTGGCGTTTGACCGCCTCGCCTATTTCGCTCTCCGTTCAGAACTGTTGTTCGATGCGGCTGCCGATGTTCAACCCACCAACCAGTCAATGCCTGGTACTGGCGTAACGTTCACGATCTTCAACGATCTTGCTACCGCTACCAGCACCTTGTCGGAAACCACTGACGTTACTGCACCCGCTTTGAGCGACTCGCAGGTCACGGTTACCCTCAACGAATACGGTAATGCCGTTATCACCACCGCTAAGTTGCGTGGAACTGCTTTCCTTGACGTTGACTCGGCTGCTGCAAACATCGTTGGTTACAACGCTGGTGCTTCAATTGACGAAGTTGCTCGTGAAGTTCTCGCCGGTGGATCAAACGTGATCTACGGTGGTGGCGGTACGACCACTCCGACTAGCCGCACCACGGTTAAGGCCGCTGACATCATCGAAGCGAACGACATCCGTAAGGTAACTGCACAGCTTCGTGGTGCTAACGTTCCTACTTTCAACGGTTTGTACATGGCTTACATCCACCCCGATGTGGCTTATGACCTCCGTAAGGAAACTGGTGCTGCTGCTTGGCGTGACCCGCATGTGTACAGCGATCCAAGCAACATTTACAACGCCGAAATCGGTGCTTTTGAAGGTGTCCGTTTCATCGAAACTCCTCGTGCAAAAGTGTTCGAGAACGCTTCTGACGGTTCGGGTTCAACCGGAACTATCGAAGTTTACTGCACTCACGTGATGGGTCGTCAGGCTTTGGCTAAGGCGTATTCGTCAATTGACGGTAACGGTTCTGTTCCGAAGGTTGTTCGTGGCCCCGTGGTTGACACCTTGAACCGCCTCCAGCCAATCGGTTGGTACTGGTTGGGTGGCTACGGTCGCTTCCGTGAGGCTTCGTTGCGCCGAATCGAATCGTCAAGCTCTATCTGAGTTTGTTCGGTGTGAAGGCTGGGTGGTGCGATACAATGGTGTCGTGCCACCCAGTTTTTATTTTTGTAGGAGTGTTTGATGAGTATTTCTAATTATGGTGAGTTAGCGTTTCTTAATACGTTGCGTAACACTTCGTTTGCTGTGACTGCCCCGTATGTGAAGTTGCATTTGGGTGATCCTGGCGAAGCTGGTACTGCTAATGCTGCTGTTGAAACGACTCGTAAGGCGATTTCGTTTAGTGCTGCGTCGGGCGGTTCGATGGTTTCTAGTGCGACGGTTGAGTGGACTAATGTGTCTACGACTGAAACTTATTCGCATTGGTCGTTGTGGGATGCTTCGACTGCTGGTAACTGTTTGTGGACTGGTGCTTTGGCTTCGTCTGCTGCGGTTACTGCTGGTGACACATTCCAGATTACGAGCCTTACACTGTCGTTGGACTGAGTAGATGGCTACTTCGTTTCCTTCGGGGCTTGATGCTTTAACTAACCCTACTTCTGCGAATGGTTTGAATTCGCCGGATCATGCGGGTCAACATTCTGATGCCAATGATGCTATTGAGGCGTTGCAGGCAAAAGTTGGTATCAATAGTTCTGCTGTTACGACGAGCCTAGATTATAAAGTGTCTTACGGCATCCCTGCTGGTGTTATCAACATGTGGGCTACGACTACTGCCCCTACCGCATGGTTGTTGTGTGATGGTACTGCTGTTAGTCGTACTACTTACGCTTCTTTGTTTGCGGTTATTAGCACTACTTATGGTGTTGGTGATGGTTCTACAACGTTCAACTTGCCTAACTTAAAAGGTAAAGTTCCTGTTGGTCGAGATTCTGGTGATGCTTCGTTTGACACTATGGGTGAGTTGGGTGGTGCTAAGACTCATACTTTGACTAGCGCAGAAATGCCTGTTCACACGCACACGCAAGATAGTCACAACCATACTCAGAACTCGCACAACCACACGCAAGATAGTCACAACCACACGCAGAACGCTCACTCACATACTGTTGACGGTGCATTAGTTCCACGTGGTACTGGAGCAAACTTCCGTGAATTAACAGATGGTGGTACGGGTGGTTCTAATGTTACAAGCCGCACCCAAACTGCCACGAACATTGCTACAACAGCGACAAACCAGGCTACTACCGCTGTAAACGTTGCTGCTACTGCCACTAACCAAAATGCTGGTAGTGGCGGCGCACACAACAATCTTCAACCCTACATTGTCCTCAACTACATCATTAAGACCTGATATGAGCATTTCGTCTAACAACAACCTTACTTTGGATCAAGTTCAACAGTATTTTCCTGATGAGACTATGTTATTTGTAATCCGTCATTATCGAGATCATCTTCTTGTCGCATCAGATTGGGCTATGTCTTCTGATGCTCCAACCGATAAACAAGCATGGGCCACATACCGTCAGGCGTTACGTGATTTCTTTGTTAATTGGGTAGAGGGTGACCCTATTGAATTTCCTGACAAACCGGAGAGCTAATGCCCAGGCTGTATAACGATTCAACGTTTCTTTATAACGCTAGCAATCTTTCGTATAACGGAATAGTTACATTTGCTCGTACAGCCACGGGTTCAGGTTTAGGTACAGAGTCAACAGTATCGGCGGTTATACGAGCAAGAACCGCTACAGGTTCAGGTCTAGGTACAGAAACTGCCGACTCAAATATCAATCCAGTTCGTACCGCCACAGGCTCAGGAACAGGTATAGAGTCAGCTACCCGTATCCGTGTACCAGTCCGTACCGCTACAGGGTCAGGCGTAGGAGGATTTGATTCCACCGGACTACACATCGCCCCACGTTCTGCTACAGGTTCAGGCGAAGGCACATCGCTTACCAGTATCCTCCACAAGAATTTGCGTACCGCTTACGGTGCAGGAGGGTCGACAACCAGTGATACTGCTGTCGGTGTCCATATCGCACTTAGAACCGCTACAGGCTCAGGATTAGGATCACAAACTGCTCTGGGTGGCATCGTGTATATCCGCACCGCCACAGGATCAGGGGTGTCAACCCAAACCGCCACCTGGACTAAATCGTTGATCTTCCGCACACCTGTCGAAGACAGATTCCCGTGGGATGACTACCGTAAAGCCGAACCAGCGCATCGTTTATTCGCCAAAGCTAACCAGGGGTATCGGGCAAGAAACATCTTTCAACTCACTAACGGCACATACACAAACACCGATCCGTTAGACCCTACGCTTGTCACCAAAGTGTATTACGGCGGCCACGAATACTTTGTTGACCAAACCGAAAAAGACCAGTTAGTTTCCGCAGGGTACACTGTTACCTGATGCCTACATTCACCCCACCCACAGACGCATATCTAAACCTTACAGACTTTGATGTTGACACACCCCCAACACAAAACTTACGGTTGTCATTCCGGTTGCTACGCCACTTCCAGTCGCTTCCACGAGGCAGAAATGTTTATAAACTTAACGACAATACATACACCGAAAATGATCCTCCCAACTCAGACACAATTCAAATCAGTTACCTCGGTGGACATACCCATACCGTTACTGATGCTGAAGCTGCCAGTCTGACAACAGCAGGATACGGCGACTATATTGAAGGCTATGACAACAATAACAACAACTGACTTATGATTAAACATCAAGAAACCCACCCCACCCTCGACGTTGAAGGCTGTTTCGCCTGCCGAATCTCCTCAGTGTCAATGGACTCCTCATGCACCCCCAACCGTCGCAAAGATGCAGCCCGTATCAATGCCACAGAATCCCGTTGGGACAAAGACATGGCCGCCTACAAACGCCTACGAGCAGACGGTCTACAACCCAACAAAATTGATGGTGCAGCCAACGTAGAAAAAAAGGCTGAGACAGCGTTCCAAGTGGAATCAGGCCACGTGTGAAACACCCTTACGACATCCAGGGTGTCAACATCCCTCATGTCGGTTACGGCAGGATGATGCAAGAAATACAGGATGTTGCTGTAGATCGCATTGACCAAACTGAAGACGCAGGAACAGTCGTATACGGTATGACCCCTGACATGATTAAAGGCTCATGGGAAGGGCAGTCAACCGCAGTTCTTACTATGTGGGAAACCGATGTTTTGCCTCCCCGTTTCGCTCGACTTCTTCCCGCATATGATCGAGTCTTAGTCCCCTGCGACTGGAACAAAGAACTGTTTGACGCTATCCACCCTGATGTCCATGTTGTACCGTTGGGTGTCAACCATGATGTGTGGAAACCCCAGGTAGTAGAAGATAACCCTAAGTTCAGGTTTATGACCGGTGGTTCAGGATGGTTACGCAAAGGTATTTCGCAGGTGGTACAGGCGTTCCATGATGCTGCTTTGCCTGACAGCGAACTGATTGTCAAACTTCCCACCTATCTGTTTGATGATCCTAAAGAGTTCAACCTCGGCCCAAATGTGACCATTGTCAGGGACAACTTGTCGGTTGCTGAAGAACGAGACTTACACGCCTCTGCTGACTGTTTCGTGTCTGCTTCTAGAGGCGAAGGGTTCGGGTTGATCCCGTTACAGCAGTTGGCGTTAGGGAACAGGGTAATCGCCCCTGCTACTACAGGACACCTCATGTTCTCCCACCTGTTCGACTATGCGCTGGATGCTTCCCCTGAGACAGCGCACATGCAAACATATAAAGATATCGGCAACTGGCTTGTCCCTAACCACGACCAACTAGTGGACAGTATGCGAGATGCCTACGCTAAGGGTCGCCCTACTTTTATTCAACGGCAGGCTCGACATAAACGGACTTTAGGGTTTTCGTGGGATAACACTGTGGACAAACTGTTGACCGCCCATCCCCCTACAGGGATGTTGACTACAAAAAAGTGGAAACCTGCTGGAGAGAACCTGGTGTGTGTCAGGGCGTTAAAAAAAGTTGAGGCCGATATAGGGGCGTACAAGATCAGGATTCCGAATGGGGAGCTGAAATGGGTTCCGGTGTCTACTTTTGATGCTCTTGTGGACTCAGGGAATGTTACCGAATTTCTGTGACCAAATAGGGTATACTTGGGTCTATGTCTAAGAAACGATCTAGGAGCAAAAAGTAATGAAAAAAATTGATCGTGGTGGCTCTGGCGGTAAAGGCAAAGATGTAAAGCCTGGTACTAGTTATCCTGGCAATAACCCTAACAAAGCTTTTCCTATTAAAGGGTATGGCGAAGTAGGGTTGACAGGGCATGAATGGAATATGCCTATTTGGGGTGTTGCTAAAATCCGCAATAAGAACGATACTGGTACTCACCCTGTTTCTACATATGATAGTGGTAAAGGTCGACCGAATTGGGATAAGTATGTCCCACCGAAAACCAACATGGTTGGCGCACCCAGCAAACCAAAACCATCAAACAAGAAGGCCGCTAAGAAAAAGTGACTACAGCAGGTACGATCCTTGATCGAGCCAACCAGTTACTCCTGGCAGG